GCAATATCCATGGTTCATACATTACCGAAGCAAAGCCGGGTAAGGGCCGAATCGTTGCTGGCGATAAAGGTGTGATTGATATCGGTTATACCTTTGCTGGTCAGAATGTGATCAGAGTCGGTGACTATGTTGTTTTCCGAGGTAATCTACCAATTAAGGTGATGACTGCTGGATCATTTGAAGCTGAGTATGCTGCCAAGAAGTCTAAACCTAAAAATTGAACATCAAAATGGGAACTGGGGTACTTCTGTCATCGCTGTACCGGTTCCCGATGACTGAGATGGGAAGCGCAATCATGAAAGTGGTTGCGCTTTTTTTATTCTTCAACTACTATTCACTGAACTGACGTTAGACCCCTGACATCAGGCAGCAGCCCCGAACACCACGGCTACCCTGTCTCAGTCTGTTAGAAGGCTACCTCAAACGATAAGTTAACGACAATTTATTAACTATCTGATTTAAGGAGTTTTTCTAATGCCTGAAACAGCATTTCAAGAAAAGTTCCGGCAAGAAGTGATTATGGGATTTGAAAAATCTCATTCTTTACTTCGTCGAACTGTCACTATAGAAGCCGACGTTGAAGGCAACGATGCTACATTCCTCGTTGCTGACTCTGGAGGTGCCACAGCAGTAACCCGTGGTGTCAATGGTGACATTCCGACCAGACCGGACAACCTGAACCAGTTCACTGCGCGATTGCAAGAGTGGCATGACGTTCCCGAACGTACCCGCTTTAATATCTATGCATCGCAGGGTGATGGCCGGCGCATTATGCAACTGACCTCGATGAAGGTAATCAATCGCAAGATCGATTCCGACATTTACACCGAACTGGAAACCGCAACCCTCACTTGGGGAGCAACCAAAACAGCGGTTGTCCTCGTCGACATTCTACAGACCCGGATTGATCTGGCTGAAAACTTTGCAACTGAAGAACAGCCATGGGCAACCATTACGCCTAAATTCCATGGTCACCTGATGCGCCTTAACGAGTTCACCAGTGTTGACTTCATCATGGAGAAACCATTCGAAGGTGTGAACCGTTCGACTGCTTTCAACTGGTATGGAATTAACTGGCTGGTCGATGCTGGCCTGATCGGTGCCGGTACTGCTGTGGCCCAATGCCACATGTATGCTACCGCTGCGATGGGTCATGCTGTTGACTCTGAGCGGATTGCTACCGAAGTTGGGTATGATCGCAAGAACGATAAGTCGTGGGCACGAGTCAGTGTCTTCATGGGGTCTAAACGCTTACAGAATGCTGGAATCATCAAGATGCCCTTGAATGATACCTCTGCGTTCGTTTAATCGGAGACCTATATCATGGCATATGTAACTACAAATCCTCCCCGTTGCTTAGTCAGCCCTCCGGGTGGTGGTCCTCAGTGGTGGTCTTACGACTCTGCTGATGCCGCTCTCGTTGTTCGGGTTATCAACTATTTCACCAATGCTCTTGACTTAGGCATGAAGGTCGGTGATATAGTTTTTCATTCGGACAGTGTTGGTGGCACAGTCGCGCACATCTATACCGTTTCTGCTGTCATAGCAGCCGGTGCGGATTTGAGTGATGGTGTTGCTATCGTGGCTACGAATACCGACTAACTACCCGGGACACTGGGGTCGCCCGGGGGGAACCTCGGGCGATATCTTGGCCGGACTGATCGCCGGTCCTTTTTATTGGAGACCAGTAAAATGGCTAAAGCACAGAAAAAAGAAACAGCCGAAATAATCGAACCCATTCTAGTCAAGGATGTTGCCCTGATGCAGTTCCAACGGCAGACGCATGAGTGTATCACTCGTACACGGCTCACCGTAGAGCAATTGCAAGACGAACGAACATGGGCATTCGCAGCCACCAAGCTACGTCTGTACGACCGACTGGAAATTATGGATGCATTAGCATCGCAACTTGCCTTGGGTATCGTCACGTACATCAATGGCACCAACGTTCGGGTTCAAATTTATCAGGTACATCAGTTAAGTGAGGCAACTCAAAAGGAAATTGAGTACCGGGACTACATTGTTCGGTGGGCTGGCGTTGTCCAGAAATGGGTGATTGTCGGTAAGGAAGACGGTAAAATACTGAAGGCTGATTTTGCAACGGACCGTGATGGACTCAGGTATCTTTATGATCATTACAAGGCACTTATGATATGAGGTAAATTATGGCTGCAACAAAATTGGGGCTATACAACGATGCCTTGTTACTACTGGGGCAGCGTGCATTAAGTACCGACACGGAAGCAAGGGAACCACGGTACGATCTTGATAACCTGTACAACAATGGTGGGGTGGATTACTGCCTTGAGATAGGTAGACCACGCTATGCTTCAAAACTTGTAAGTCTAACCGGTGCTGCTCCTGTAGCAGTAACTCAATTCGCATGGCAAATCGATTTACCTGATGCTGATTTTTTAGCGTTGGATGGCGTTTTTGCTGACGGTAAATTAGAACAGAAGGTCAAAAAGTTTTACCGAGAAGCTGACTATATTCTGTGCGATTTTCAATCAGTGTATGTTCGGTACATAGTAGACTTCGCTACATCGGGTCTCACCAACATGACACCTTCATTCGGGCGGGTTGTATCAGCGTATTTTGCTCGCGAACTGTCGGTCAAGCTTGATCCAGATAGTTACAGTGATATCAATGATGAGTTAGACAACCGACTCAAAATTCTTGCTCAGATTGAAGCTGAGAATGAACCTGAGACAGCAGGACTCTTACCCACCGTTCTTACTATTCCATGGCTTAAAATTTACAACGATGCATTATTGCTATTAGGAGTTGACGCAATTGCCAGTATCAGCGATGACTCGATCAGGAAGAACAAGCTGGACCTTGCTCGTGATGCTAAGTTGGTTGAATCTGTGCTGGAGGATAGTGGATGGGGGTTTGGATCACAATCGGATCAAATCTTTTTTGACCCGGGCATTGACCCGGCGTGGGGTTACTCATACGCCTGTCAAAAACCAGCAAACATTCATCGAATTGACGGTGTTTATACTGATGAATTTTTCAGAGATCCTTTAATTAATTATATCGATGAAGATGGGTATATTTTTTCTAGCTTTCAAACAATATATATCGAATATGTAAGTGCTACTTTTCTTACCACTCCAGCTCTTTGGCCCGCTTATTTTGCACGTATGGTTGCTGGTCGATTAGCAGTGGATGCAGGTGTAGCAATTATTAAGCATCATCCAGAAGCCAGTATCGAAAATGCAGTTGCACAATATGATAATCGACGTAGAGAAGCTTTAAGTACTGATGCAATTGCTAAACCACCCAAAGCACTAACCCAAGGAACATGGATACGCACTCGGCGTGACTTAGGTTCAGGAAGACGTGATCGACCATGAGTGACGTTACCCGGGGGGTAATGAATAAGTTTAACCGGGGAGAAGTTGGTGAAGCTGCTCTTGCCCGAGAAGATGTTTCTCGTGTTGATAATGCCTGTAAATCCATGATTAATTTTCTACCTCAACGATTAGGTCCAATGCGATATCGACCGGGTGCGGGGCTAATTGATCTTGCCATTGATACTGAACCTATGTTGGTGGCTTTTGTTACCGAGATTGCTGATCCATTGATAATTGTGATGGGCTTAGGTGCAGGTACGCCAACGTTAAAAATGTTACGAAATGATGTCTATATTGCTCGTACAGCAGTTACTAGTTCCATGCAGAATCAGTTTTTCAGTACCACATTTGCTGCTGGTGAATGGGTGGATATTAGTGATTCACCAGCTATAGCAGCAATTACTACTGGTGAGTTAATACTGACAGGTACAGGACTTCAGGCAGGTAAGGTATATCAAACGCTGGACACCACTGATACAGGTAGTGCACATGGGTTTAAAATTCTGGTAACTGAAGGCAAGGTTCTTTGCCGAATAGGTATTACTGGCCAAGAGTCTGCTGAACTGTTTGAGCAAATATTGAGCATTGGTGAGTATCATATCGAAGTGACACCTTCTGCTGCATTAACCGTTACCTTCAGCAATAGTAATTCGTATCGAGGTAAGGTTACAAGCTGTGAATTATTAGGCACGGTCGATACCATTACATTGATTGAAGATGCTCTTGCCGCTACTTTTCTTACCGCTGGTGAGTTGATTAAAATGCAGACATTACGTCATACCCAATCTGCTGATGTTATGTATTTTGCCAGCAAGCATTTTTTACCATTTGTGATTAAACGATTCAATGCTACATCCTACGGTATTGAACGATACGAAAGTCTCTTCGGGCCTTACGAGTTTATCAATGATACCGATATCACCATGAACCCAACGGCGCCCCTCGACGGTAATATGGAAGTAGTTGCCAGTGCTAAGTATTTTGATTCAAATTCTATTTTTGGATTTGGGGAAGGAAGCTTGCTAAAAATGGCAGTGGTTGGCCAGTTTGAAACCGTGACTTTATCAGTGGTAGGAGAAACCGGAAACGTTTTTGTTTTTGGAACCGGAAATGCTCGGAGAGTTGATTTAGATATCGTGGTGAATAGTGGTGCTGGTTGGACTGTATTGCTTGAAAAGTCATTTGATGAAATTACTTTTCAAACTGTAAACACTTATACCACTGCCCAAAATATAGTATTTGACGATGGGTTACCCGGTGCTGAAATTTATTACCGCCTTAGAGTCAGTGTTATTGGCACAGCCAACCTGACCATAACTCTTGATTACAGCTATGGCACCGTGGAGGCTGAGGGGAGAATATACAACAGACAAAGTTCAACCAATGTCGATGTGGCATGGTACGCGAGCTTGAATAAGGATCAGACAGTACGTGACTGGTACATTGGGTCATGGGGTGGTAAACGAAATTTCCCAAGTTCGGTAGCATTTCATGAAGGACGACTTTGGTTTGCTGGTGGCAATAAAATCTGGGGATCAGAAACAGACTTTTATACTTCGTTTGATCGAACTGTTGAGGGTGCTAGCGCCTCTATCCAACGAACCATTGGATTTGGTGCGGCTGAAGAAATTTTATGGCTGGCACCTTCAGCACGTCTGGTAATTGGTACTGCTATATCTGAAATTGATGCTAGGTCCACCACCTTTGGTGAAGTCCTTACTGACTTAAATACAAACCTAAAAATTGGATCAGACTTAGGATGTGCAGATATAGCACCACTGGTTCTTGATCAAGAAATTATTTTTGTTCAGCGTGGAGGCAATAAATTAATTGGAATCAACTTTAACATTCAACAAGAAAAGCACGAAGTTACAGATTTTAATATGCTGAATCCTGATATCCTAAGTGTAGGAGTATCACGAATGGCGTACTCTCGAAACCCTGAAACCAGAATCTATTTGGTCATGACCGATGGCACCATGGTGGTACTACTAAAAGATGCTAGTGAAAACGTATTGGGATGGTCAAGGATTACAATTCAACGTCACAATGGAGTAGCTATAGTTACTCACAATATTGTGGATGTCACGGTGATACCCGGACCAGTTGAAGATTCAGTTTATATAGGAACGGATCAGGGGCAATTGTTGAAATTTGCTTTAACTACTGAAGCTGCTGGTGGGAATTTATCTAAGCATTTTGACTCGTTTCAAGTTTTTGTATCACCCGGAACCACTATACAATTATCAACCAATGCTTTTGCTTCTGGTGAATCTGTAGGTGTCTGGGTTGATGGGGTTGATGATGGCGACTATGTAGTGGACGGCAGCACTCAAATTACTGGTGTTACCTCTGGTACCGATGTTGTAGTTGGTTATCGCTATATTGCTGATTATATCAGTAGCAAGTTGACTGATTATGAGGATCTATCAGTGATGGTATCTCGTAAACGAGTGTTAAATACTGGATTAATCATGAAGGATTATATACCGGGGGTTATGAAGATTGGTCCCAGTGCGGCTGAACTCGATATCATGCCACTATTAGAGGATGGACAAGCTCCCGTTAAAGGTGGTTACGACTTTTTCCCTATTGAATTTAGTGGAGTTAGTGAAACTGATCCTCGAATATTTCTACGTGCCACAGGGCCGTGTAATATTTTAGCGTTGGTGTACGATGTAAAAAATACTTCTCATCGTAGAAGTAAGTCTACAGCACAGCAGGCGGCAACATAATGCATACAGCAACATCCGGCACCTATACTGAATATAGGGATATGACGAAATACAAGAAATCGCAGACAGGATTTTCTGCACAGAATTATAAAATAGCAGGTGCAACGGCCAGCTTATTTGGAAACTATCTACAAGGTAAAACCGATAAGACTGCTGCTGCGTTTGATCGATTTACCAGCGAGCAGCGAGCAAGGCTGCTGGTGCGTAATGCTGAAGCACGATTTGCAGCAGGTACCAGAGAAGCTGGTGATATTGCCTTGCAGGGTCGTAAGGTTGAATCAGATGCCATTGCAGCTATGATTGCACAAGGCGGCACGGTTGATCCTACGATTATTGCAAAGCTTAACCAGTACAGCACCTACAATGCTCTGTCAGCCATTTTCTCAGCTACCCGGGATAAGAACGCCATGATCATGGAAGCCGAGACTACAAGGGCTACAGCGCGTATAAACGAAGCTGTTGCCAAAGCAAATGCTGCTAATTCTTTATTTGATTCTGCTGTAAATTGGGGAACCACTATCATGATGGGTAAATCAACCTGATGGTAGCAATAATTCCAGACGTTGCAAGCTTTCCCACCCGGCAAGATACTGGGGTAACCAGTGTGCCCGGGGCGGCGCGTATTGATCGTATTCAAGGCCCGAATATTGGCAGTACTATGGCAAAATTCTTAGAAGGACAGGCCAAGAAAAAATCATTTGAGGAACTGGCAAGAGCCAAGACTCAGTTACAAATCTCCCGTATTGAACAAGACAATGCGTACAACGATGATGAGGATGTGGATACCATCGAGGAACGGTGGTCGGGAAAAATGATGGAGAATCTGGGCAAGGCTGCTACCAACATTAGTGAAGGCAATGTCCGTCAGAGATTTATCGAAGATGCCCAAGTTACCATGGCTCAAGGGAAGATGGCTATTAAGCAGTTTGCCTTTAAGAAGAAGGCTGATATGTGGGGTGCATTTGCTACCGGGTCCACTGATATTTTAATGAAGGGTGCTGTCATGGATGGTGGTGATGTAGTGGGTGCCTATGATGCCATTGAATCACTCTGGGCGTCAGGTGCGGTTAATGGATATACTACTCACTCGAATGCTGAAGTACAGGTCAGGGCCGCTAAATACGCCATGGCTGAGGGTAAGATAAAAGCATTATCACCACAGGAGCAATTGGATGCTTTGGAGGAACCATGGGCATTGGAGTTGCCGAACAATGTTCGGATCAGACTGAGGCGTGAGGCAGAAGACGAACTTACCTTGGGTAATGCTCAGGCTGCTGCGTTCTATGGGCTACAGGAGGATATGGATGAGGCAGAATTTGATCAATATGTTTACACCAGTACACAATTTAAAAATGACCCGAAATTGAAGGTAGCGGCGCAGCAAGAATTTGCACGGCTTCGTACTAATAAACTCAGTGCTCAAGCTTCAACATCAATGGAGCTATACAATAAATATGATGTAATGCTTCGGGATGGTGCGAAGGATGGCACCTTTACTGTTCAAAAATTTATAGACAGTAACTATAAAGATTGGAATGCAATTACTCCGGCAATGCGTAATAATCTTGAAGCACTTGAGCGAGAAGCTATTAACCCCAAACCACGGCAATATTCAAACATGGATGTATACGATGAACTGATGCGATTGTGGGGTTCTGGTGACCGTGAAAATACTAAAATATATTTTACTGAACGAAGCGTAGAATTAAATAATACAGATCGTAAAATGTGGTCTAAGCTGGTCAACGATCAGATGCCCAAGTCATTATTTGACTGGCAAAAATTAATGGAGAGTGAGTTAATGGGATTATCTAGAATAGAAAAATCTCGTGCTTACAGTGGTGTTAATCGTTGGTACATGGATTATCAGGAAGAAAATGCTAATGCTCCCCCACCAGATCAATTGATTGAACAAAGAATCCACAAAGCGGCCATTGATATTAAGACAGGACCGTTGAGTTCGAGACCCATTGATGCCATGGATTTGGATGATCGTATTGATGCCTATGATTATTTAGAATCCAAAGAAGAACGTGAAGCCTTTACTGAGATGATGACCAAGGCTGAAGCACTGGATGTTCAGCTAGGCTGGCTCAAGAAGCAGGATACCGAAACCTTTAACGATGTCATGACAGTTTATGCTGAAACTGGCGGTGAAATTGACTACAGGGAATTTGAAAGTCTGTATGCTGATTTACTAGAAAAACGTGCAACAGATGCTAAAATGGAAAAGGAGGAAAGGGGTCGTGAACGTAGGGTAAATATAATTAAACGTGGCAACCCTGAAATCTATGAAGCAGCTAAACAATCGTATAATCGCAAGGGCGGAAAGGATTTGAAGTCACAGGAATTTGAATTACTTCTCAATAAATTTGTAAAAATTCAAGCCGATACTCCAACATCTAAAACTGAAGAAGAATTATATCGTGAACGGTTAAAAGAGTATCAACCATTAAGTGAACTTGAAGAACGGACAACACAGTAATGGCACTCACCCAAGAAGAAATTGACTTTCTTGAGCAGCGCAAGCAGGCGCTCCGCCAGCAAGATCAAACTGCCGCTGACACCATTGATCGAATGTCTGATGGTGACCCTGACCGTGTGGCTGAAGAGAATCAATTATCGAATGATACCGGTATACCAGTCGAGGCTGTTCAGTACGATATTGAAGCTGCTCGAAAGAAAAAAAGACGCCAGCTTTTAGACCTTGACGGACTGGCTGAACGTAGCCCAAAAACTGCTGAATATTTTAAAGATCCAAGTAATGCTGCTATCAGCTACGATGATGTTGAAAATTTTGAAAAGATTGAAGCTTTGGCAAAAGAATCTGAAGTTAGTTTCGGTGATGTTGCATTGACATTACCTGCTGGTGCAATTGAACAATTGGGTATGGGTGTTTCAGGAGTTGGCCAATTATATAATGCTTATGCTAGATCAGTTAATCGATTATTTCGTGCTGATGAGATTAATACTTTCTTGTTCGGTGAAAATCGAGAGATTGGCGAAATAGAGAAATTTGTCCTTAGTATGTTTGATTTTGGTGGCTCACTTAAAGGTACCGGAAAGGTAATAAAAAAGGCTTCAAAAAAATTAGATTTAACCGAAAAAGAACGTGCTAGCTTGTCCTATTGGCAAAATGTTGGTGTCGATGTAACAAAGGGTACCGGCCAAGTCGCTGGACAGATACTTACAGCCATGGTTAATCCTATTGCTGGCACAGTTAATTTATTAGGCCAAGGCGCAGAGCAAGCAGCCGAACGTCAAATTGAATCTAGTACGTTGGGGCAGGGAGCGATTACTGATGCTGGTATTTTTGTTGGTGCTGCCATTACTGCCGGTACTGAAAAAGTAGGTATTGATCAATTAATAAATCGGATACCACCTAAGATTAAAAATTCAATATTCAGAAATACCTTGGATGTGTTAATGGCTGGTGGCATTGAGGCACTTCAAGAAATAGTCGAAGGTATCTTGCAAGGAGTAAATGAAATAGTTACGTCTAATCCTGATGTTGAAATTTTTGAAGGATTAGATCGTGAAGGTTTGGCTGCTGGTGGTACCGGTATTGTCGCTCGGACATTCATTAATATGCTGACTCCCGGTAAAGGCTATGTTGATCCATCCTTCAATGCCACTATGAAGGAATCTTATGTACGAGTAACATCAGAGGCGGGACAGAGTTATCTGGATGAACGTATTTCCCTTGCCCAATCCAGTAATACCAATGAGCGTGATAAGGCACGGTTTGAAGAATGGATCAATACTATTGACCCAGAAGAATTTGTATTTATTCGGCCTGAAGTATTGACCGACATGCAGGACCTACCGGATTACATCACCGAACAATTGGATGGAACTGGTGCTAGCGTGTCTGTTCCAATGGGTAAGTTTTTAACGGATATTGTAAAAAATGAAGAGATGCTGGAGCAGATTAGGCCATACGTTACCATCCGTGAAAATCACCAAACGCAATTAGATTTAGATCGGGGTCCGGTATCAGCATCTTTACAGGAAATGATTACCAAGGCGCAGGAAAATCAGACTGCGATTAATGAGGCTGATGAAATATACGAGCAGGTAAAGGAGCAATTGGTTGGAACGCTGCGCCAAGGCGAGGACACAGCCCGTATGAGCGCGCAATTATTACCGGCCATGATAGTCACCCAACAGGCCAATCTCGCCGCACGGGGCATTGAGGTGAGTGTGGAGAAGCTTTATGCGGATATGGGACTAAGGGTTGTTGGACCAGAAGCACCGGGCCTTACTGAACGTGATGTAATGTCGCAAGACATATACGACTATGGTGAACCGAATTTATTAGGCCAGTTTCCAGTACAGAAGGTAGGATACAAGCGGGAACGAATTGATGATATTATTTTTGAATACGAAGGGCTTAATCCTGACGAAACTAATGGGTTTATAGTCATGGTTGATCCTAAACAATTTATACCTGCCAGTACCCCAGATGATTCATCACGCATGATAATTGGTGGTGAACTTACAGAACTTGATCCTGATCGGTTAGCTCGAATGGAGTACCCAGAAGGTCATGATCGAGCAGGTGATGAAATTGAATCTCCTTATCTTGAAGTTGCACCTGTGTATGATGAAAGTGGCAAATGGGAAATTGTCAGTCATCAAGGCAGGCATCGAATGGCGTCAATGGCAGTAGCCGGATACACACAAGTCCCTGTAGTAATATCGATGCAGGGGGCAACTAATGTAGATCGTCGAGATGTACCTGAAGATATATTTGACGATGTGTTTGAACTTCAAGGGCAATACAATCCCGACACAGGTACTGTCGGGATTCCCATTCAAATATCTAATCCAATTGCTCTAACTCGTCAGAATCGGGAGCAAATATCAGAAGAATATGGGGTGGGTGCTGATAATAGAATACTGATGCAACGTGACCAAAAGTTCGGTGATTTAAAATTTACCGATGTGTTTGAGCAGGACGGCCAGCAGTATGAAGCAACTACACAGGCGCAAAAACTTTGGGAACTACATCAGGAAAGATTGACCATGGTTGAGGCATTACGCAAATGCCTAAGTTAGAACATGCTATAAAATCAGGTGCCGATATTAAAGCATTGCCCAAACTGGTAGAGGTTAATGGACTGGCTGATATTGTTGCCAAATTGGAAACGATTGCCACCATGCAGCGAGAAGCATTGACTGACCAGTACAAATTGCTAATATCAGCAATCGACCGGCTGGTTGAGATCATTACTGAAAAAGAAATTATTAATGAAGGTACTGATTTGACTGAACTGATTGCAACTATATCTGCTTTGAAACAGGAAGTAATAATTCAACCAGAACCTTATGATTGGGATATTACTTTTGAGCGAGATAACCGAAGCTTAATGAAGTCAGGTATTAAACTGAGGGCACTTCCTAGAATGCTTAACTGATGGGATTGAGAATGACAACTGATGCTGGAACTACTGCCGTATATGCGGGAAGTGGAATTGCTGTTTTTTTTGGATTTACACAAGCCGAGTGGGGAATCATCGGTGTTATTATCGGTATTGCATGTGCTCTTATCGGCTTAGGTTTTAACATATGGTTTAAAATGAGGTACCACAGGTGAGTGTTGAAACACAAATTATAGTGACCGGGAATATCGGTTTTTTTGGTGGGTTGGTAAAATGGTGGAATGAATTTGTTATTGCTACCCCAATTGGAACCGTGTTGCAAGTGTTGGCAGCTTTGATAGTTGCGATGATTCTTGTTGGATTTGTTAAATCTGGGGTGAAAATATTCTGGGTTGTTAAGACTTCAAGACAAAAACAAATTCGCCAGTTTGTCTGGGGGATGGCTGCGTATATTGCAGGGTTCCAAGCAGCACGATATTTCATTACCGATGTAGGGAAACTTGCTGCACTAATCGGGTTCATTAACCCAATCATTTATATTGGCATTTGTCGATGGGCCTATGCTACAGAACGATACTGGATACTTGCTGTATTCAAAGGTCGAAAACTCAAACGCGATGCTGATGGGAAACTGTCACTTGGTGAAACGAGGTAAATAATTATGCAAACATGGGTATTCAAATTTAAAAAAAGCGGTGGCGAAATAGTCACCAAACAGTTTAAGGCAGAATCTAAGAAACAAGCCGAACAGCTTGTTAACGGGTTCAATATTATTAGCGGGCCAGAGATTTTAAAGCCCAAAACCAAAAAGGTGAAGTAAATGGTAGCAATAGTTGATGCAGATGTATCCATAAGTGCAGCAGGAGCTTTCCGTTGGACTGGTGCGGCAGCAACCAACAGGCATTCGGTACTTGAGTTTATTCAATTTCTGATGGACAAACAGGACGATGGACAAGCGGTAGGCGACGACCTGCTTGACATTACGGTAGATACCGCATTCGACAGGTCTACTGACCAAATTGTAGCTTTGAATCCACCCTTTAATATAGACGATACATTTGCTACCCATCTGTACAACGGGTCGGTATCGCAAACTGAACCGGGTGTCGGTGGGGAAACATTGTATTCCGGCCTGAACCTCATTGGCCCTGTGCAGACTGGTACTGAGTACATGGTAATACAGGATGGGAAAGTCCTACCCGCTTTCTGGGGAGTAGGCATTAACCCGGAAGCAGCGCCCTCACTGGTATTTTCAAGGCATTTGGTTAAATCGAAATTTGCCGGAGCGCAGATCGATGGCCAACGGATTACCGTATTGGCCCGAGAACTGGGAGATCAGTACAGACGGTTCCCTGTGACATTGGGCACCGGCAACTCAGTTGCTGCGATTGGCAACGGCTCTGATATTTTCAATGCGACAGTAGACGCAACCATCGCTGGTTGGTCGACCATCAGCAATGTTGAAGGATTTCAGGAAGTTAATATTGATGGTACGGGTCTTACAGGGCAGGAATTTTACTCACAGCATAATATTGGCATTCAAAGCGTTAATGATACCTATGAGCGCAGTAAATGGAGTTCGCAACGCGCCCATATAACTGATGTAACTGCGGGCACTCCAACCGGCACAGATTTTGTTATCGATAACGCCACTATCGTAGGCCAGTCACAATCCTTTATTCCGCTGGCCGGAAGTGAGAAGCTGGTTGAAGTCAGGGCAAATATCAAAATTTTGGCAGGCACCCCAACCGGTACTATTTACTGCGAGTTATGGGACTCGGATGATGCAGCGGCGCAGCTTGCCGAACCGATTGGCGGTGTGTTAGCTAGGTCTGAACCTATACTCGCCAGTGCCATCACTACAACCTACGAAGAAGTAATTTTCAGGTTTAACCGGCGCAACCCCAATACCGGCGCGGATCAGCTTGCAGGGCTTACTCTGGCTAACGCTGAATATTTCGCGGTATTCCGTAACCTCGAAGGAACTGCTGGCAATAACTTCTCGCTGCAAGGCGCAGCAACAGATCAAGACGCAACCATGAATACGGCTTCCGATACTGCTGCCGTATGGACTGCGGTCGCCACTTCGGATATTGATATCACAGTAAAGTCCTGCCCAGTGATTCATGATGTACCCGGCGAGCTATTCCAGGGCATTAATATTGAAGTTGGATATGATGGTGAAATAGGGCTTGGTGTTATTGAAAATGATATCGTCATGTGGGGAACAGACCTCACCTATGATACGTTGCTGGCAGGGCCATTTTTGGCAGGCGAGTATATTACGATCAAAACTGGTGCTACGCTTAAAAGTGGTGGCAAAGTTTTATATGACGATGGTATTTCCCGCCTAATTGTTGCACTCGATACCCTAAATGCAGTTGTAGATAACGATGTTATCTCGACCGTGCGGGGAGCATCCGAAACAACCGCTGCCATTAATGTCACTATCACCGATAACGATAAGTCCGGTGGTGAAGGTATTTTGCTGGCTAAGGATGATAACGGCGTGACTGGTGAGTTATATCTACAGGTGCTTTCCGGTGCAAATCCTGTGAATAACAATATCATTCGCACAGACGATGTTACAGGTGACCCATTGGCTGATTCAGCGGTCGCAACAATTACCCTAAATACTAGAACGGTAAGTCCTGAGTTTCTTGGGACTTCGACAGGTTCTAATATCATCGGCACGTATGGTGTTGGTTTCGAAGCAGCCGATGTAGGCTCGTCCGACCGCTTTACGTCACTCGATAACGCCTCTAGGGTGCAACCGAACAACGTCACATTTACTGTGTCAGGACTGGTCAGCGGTGAGGATCGCGTTTTGGTCGGGCCTCGTACCGGCACTGCTCTTAACAAGGCGCAATTAGCGACCGACGTTACGTTGCTCGGCGCAGCGGAAACACTCGTGCAGTGCTCTACTGCGGTTCCGGCTGGCACTCCGACCAGCGGTGCTGGTGCTGATTCAACACGCTTGCGGGTAGAACTAGACACGGGCATCTATCGTAGAGTCCAGTACGATTCATTTGCGGTCAATGATTTTACGCTCAATGCGGCAGACGTTGGTTGGACTGGTATCAATGTCGCAACCTTCCCCGCAAATGTTTTTGTGGCCTATATCGATAAATTGGCCGCTGCGGCGTCTGAGTCTTATACGGCTGTGCATACGATTGATGTCAATGTGCTGGTAAGGGTGCGTGATGGCGGTGCTACGCCTATCAAAACTTTCGAAGCGCAGGCAGCGCAGTTCCTTTCAACGCCCGTGACAGTGGCAGCAGTGCGTACCAGTGATGCGTAATGCTGACTATCACACAAGTTGAAGCCGAGATTACCCGGCTTGAAGCTGAACTGACCTCCGAGGGCTGGGGCAAATGGATCGTGAGGGCATACGATTCTTTGTTCACGTCCGGCGATAAATCCATTTATTACCGACTTGGTGAACTCAACGCATTGAAGTGGGCGTTGCAGCGCCAGACCAGAACTGTGCGCGGCAAGCTAAACTGGATGTAGCATGGCACTTCCAATTGTTTCTACCGACATGACCGCGATCTCGCTGGCGGAATCCCTGACTGGCTGGGCGGCTGGCCCCGCACTTTCTGGAGGTATAGATAGACAAGGTTCTTTTTGTGTTACACAAACCTGTGAGACTGGCGCTTGTTTATTTACGTTTACACCCGCAGCCTCTATCAACCTGACTAATAAGGGTGTTTACTTCTGGTTTGCCAGCATAGTGCCGATGGACATTTTGGCTAATGCGGGTATTAAACTTAAACTGAATAGTGCCGGAGCATCATCAACTTGGAATGTGGCAGGAAGTGATACGATTCCATCACAGGGCTGGACTCCGTTTTGTGTTGATGTCAATGTTACTCCAGATGTGACAACAGGTGGAGGTGTAGCCATTGCTGCTGTTACTTCAATGGACTTTACCTATACCACCATCGGCACGTTCGATGTTGTAGAACCTAATACCTTTATCGATGCGGTGCGCCACGGCCAGAAAATCTCTATCAAGGGCGGTGGCGAATTGGCTTGGGATACCGGTGCAGGAACTATTCCAGTAGTAGGGCAGACGGTTACAAATGCCACGCAAACCGGCACCGGCATTATTGTTAAAGTCACTGGTACAGTAACTGCGGGCACTATGACTATCCGCGCTAAAACGGGTGCCTTTGCGGATAATGACTCTATCAGTACAGCAACCATGACCAGTGCTTTGGTGAATAGCCCTACAGGCGTTTCATTGGGAGTACCAGCAACATTTCAAGATATTATTGATTTTGAGAATCTGCCAAATGAACAAAACGGAATAGTCTATGTTTGGGATCAAATCATGCTGGTACAAGGTATTCTTGAGATTGGTTCTTCGGTGGCGGGTGAGGTAACCGTTTTTGACGATGATAGCCGGATTATCAAATTTCGCGATGACTCAATTGTCCTTGATGGATTCCACAAGTTTCAGGTTATAGGCGAAACGTATCTTGATCTAGGCTCAGAGGTCGGCACTGCGCCTGATTCAATCGGAGTTCAGGGTGGCTCAATCATTGCCGCTACTAATAATTTCGATTTGGTTGCGAGCGATGCAGCTATCCTTCGATGTGATTTTTTTGGCGTCACAATAGATGGAGCCAACAGTATCAATTGGGGCAATGCTGTGAATCGTATGGTTTCTCCATTGATTCAAAATAGCGGGTTAGTCACACTGGCCGCAGGTGCTGAAATACGGGATGGCGTTATTGCATCCTCTACCTCAATTGCTGGTATAGGTGCGATCTTGATCAATACCAATCCAGTTACTCCTGAATTTCGAGACATGTCGCTGATCAACAATATTCACGCGATTGAATCAGAAACTGTCGGCCCTACGACGCTCGATCTACGCAATATTCAATTCTCCGGTAATACAGCCGATATTCGGTTTAATCATGCCAGCGGATTATTGACGGTCAACGTGCTCGAAGGCGGCAATACGCCGACCACATCAGATGGTGCTGCTGGTGGTACAATCATTATTATCGCCGGAACTGTAACCACTACAATTAAGGTAACTGACAATAATGGAGTCAATCTACAAAATGCCCGCGTATTAGCTAGAGCAGCTACAGGCGGCCCAGAACCTTTTGAAGATGTGGTAACTATCGCGCGAGTGACAACTGTTGCCACTGTGACCCACACCGCCCACGGATTTGCTGTTGGCGATAAGGTACAGATTAAAGGAATTACCGATAAAATCGAAGATAATGCAGTTCAAACTATTGTTACTGTTCCGGGGGTTAATTCGTACACCTATACAACAACCAATTCAGGCTCCACAAGCTACACAGGGACTATTCTGGCGACTGCTGTCTATATTGATGGACTAACAAATGTTTCTGGACTTATTTCTGATACAAGGGTGTTTGCTTCTAATCAGCCGCTTGCAGGATTTGTCAGAAAATCTTCAGCTTCCCCCCGGTTTAAGTCTTTTAATTTGAGTGGGAACACGATTGATTCAATTACTGGCTTGACAGTTAATATTCGGATGATTCTCGATGAATAAAAAAAACGGACACCCAGACCTGATCGAAGGATTCAAGATGCTGGACTCGCATTTGCTAGAGAAAAATCCTCCTAAAATCCGATGGGGAGGTGTATATCTGTTAATGAGCAATGAAGGGAAAATTGATTACCTGCAAAAACTTGCCTCGACGATGAATCATGCGGCATGGTTGATACAAGGTGAGCGCGATCAGTTAATTACGTTATGCGAGCTAAAGGAAAAACAGCTATTATCACAGCAGGAATCCGTGCGACAAAATAATGAAATGCTGCATACGGAAGTAGAGAAAATGAACGCCCAAAGGCAAAGTTATAATAAGGAAATTGCGCGACTGAATCAGGTAATACGAGATGGCAATAACGATTGATTTTCCTAACAAGGTAATTAGCGTGCCGCAGGCCGACATGACACTGGTGGGCGGAACCTTTTACCGTCTACCAACTGAAACCAAGTTTCGCCTCGATGTAAATGCACTGATGGCTGATGAGATTGGGATCGTGTTTGATGATTCGATTAACCATAACACGGACATTACTATCGCGGGCGTGACTTACGCTCGGTTTATCGAATTGATTAATGGCTATGCGGTGCAAATGACGCCTGATTCACAATTCACCGTAGAGCTTACCGAGTCCAATAATAATCTACACGATGTAGGAGCCGGGGCGTTGGTTCAAAATCAGGTGCAGGTGTTGACTACTAATGCCGCTGGACTCATATCGGTAACGAGTGGGTCAGGATTAAGTGGACCACAAGATACCAAGCTAACTCGGATTCATGCCTTGCTTGATGTGATTGAAGGTTCTCTGGATCATGCTGAGATTATGAGAGTATTGTTATCAGCAGCAGCAGGGAAATTATCTGGTGCTGCTGGAACCAATGTGAAAATTAGGGATAATGCTGATACCAAGGATCGAGTTGATGCGACAGTTGATGCTGATGGAAATCGTACAGCAGTTACGTTGGATGTCACGCCGTAATGTTTGCACCAAGATATTTTGCGCCGAGAATGTTTGCACCCCGTTATTTTCCACCGGGCGTAGGTGTAGGGATTGATGAATTTCAGGGAACATATATTGATCGGTTCAAGGAAATAGCGTATCAGGAAGACGAAGAATTTCTATTATTGCTGAGAGCGATAATTAAGGTAATTGACCCATGGCATTAAAAGATTGCATCAATAGGGCAGGGGATGCCCTGAGTGTCTCTGACAGGAAGATTCTGGAAACTGCGTTATCCGATGGGATGTCTGATATCGAAGCACTGGGCGCACTACAGGCAGCCGTGGAGTCTGATTTAAGCGATATAGCAGATCGAGTCAGGGCTGAAGGTGGTGAGGTGGCCACTCAGTTGCCACCTATGGCGCAGGGTGGTGTCAATGTAGAAGTAGCTCCTGATCCAGATAATAAAACACTGACTCTGCAATTTAATAATTTGACCGAGGATCAAAAGTTCAAGCTTACGTTTAAGGTTGCTAAAGAAATTTTCCCAAAGGTATTTCAGGAATTAGGAATTACCGATTCTCAAATTGAGTACACCACCGGTGGATTTATGAATGAAGTTAATCCGTCATTGGTAATCACAGTGCCGGGTAAAACGTTAGAAGAACTGGATGAGATCGGCAAGGTATTGGGGTATGTAGCATCACAGCAAGCAGTGGTCACCTATGATGAAGATGCTACAGATGGTGATACTACTAATTTTGTAAAATTAATTCCTGATCAACCATTGACAATTGCCGAACAAGGAAAATTGTATCGTTATTTACATGCTGAAATTGAAGGATTAAATGGTTATACTTACCGAGATGACGCAATGGTCATTGGTGATTTTGAAGGTGTTGGTGAAACATTTGCTTCTTTAATTGAAACAGCATTGGCAGAATATCCTTTAACTTTAGAATTAAAGGAAGCTGCATTTCAATCTAATTATATCGAAACTACCCTAGAGGGTACCAGTTATGCCAGTAGTGAAACGCAGCAAGCACGACCCGAAAAAGGACAAGCCATTTCTGGGCGGTTCGGGAGTGGTGATATTTCAAGGCTTGAAACCTTCAAGTCCGAAATCAACGCCATCATCAAAGCAAAAACCCGCTCCTACCAAGTCCTAAAGCAGTCACTTACCCCTTATGGTTTCTTCAGCGCATTGGAAAATGCCGTTGATACCATGAATCTTCCTGCATGGAAAAAAAGTGAAGTTACAGGTTTTGCAGTTCAAATGTCAAGAGAGGGACAATATGAAGGATTTTATGAAACTTTGAGGGAAGCGCAAGAAGCAGTTATTGGCAACCCGGAGTGGATTCGGGCAGGGTGGAAAGCAGTTAAAGTTATGGGTACTGCGCCAGCCCGAGGCATCGATATCTGGCAAAAAATTCAAGCTACTGGTGGTCTTAAGAAGGACGAAACCGAATGGACCGGGATAGAAGAATTTTTAACCAGTGACCCAGATGCAAAATTCACTCGCCAGCAAATTAAATCATATATTGCCAGCAATGGTGTTCAGTACGATGAAACGGTTGCTGATGTCAGCGAGGAAGATGCCCGGGATCAG